GACTTCACTGTCTTACGCTTACTACTCCAATGCCTGTAGTTTTAGTCAATTTTATTTATATGTGGAGACATGGTTCTCGCCAAACGACACATAAATGAGTGTGGGGCTTTTCATCCCCACGTGGTCGTTACGGTGACACCGCTCCAGTAGTAACGCCTACTGAAGTTGCATTAAAGACTAAGCTACGTCTGATAAATCAATAGACTCGTTAGCTTGCTTAGTCATAGTGACTGCAGATTTGATGGAAGTATCAACTACGTTGTTGTAGTTCCACTCTGCAAGTCTTTGTAGCCTCAATTCTACTTGAGTCTTGACTCTCTCTTGTTTAATGGAGACGTCTTTAAGACCAAAGTCAGAATCGATTTTAACTAGGGCTGCTTTAAGCATCCTAGCTTTTCTACCAAGCTGAAGCATTTTATCTTCACGCTCGATGAGCCACTCAGGTATTTCCTTTGTTGGATCCTGTTCAGACATGGACTCTTTGTATTCGTAAACAATAGATACGAACTCAGCCCATGTTCTAGTGGCTAGTTGCAAGAAGTTGATGCCAGTTGTTTGTGGGTCAACTTCTAGTAATGGCTTTTGACCAAGAACGATAGACTCGACTTGCATATCAAAATAGTCTTGCTCTTTAGCAGCTAAATCTGCATCGTCTTTGTTAAAAACCTGCTCCGTGCCAATCTTATCATTGAAGATTTTCATCGTAGCAACCACTCTGCTTGGATTGAAGGTTGGTTTACCTTCGTTGTCAAGCATGTACTTTTTGTAGAAGTAGTCAGGCAAAACAATATCGTCTTGCGTGTCTCTTCTCTCTGAGCCTTCAGGGTCACCCATGGTGTCTGGAGCCCAAGCCTCTTCTGGAGTTTTTTGTGGTGGCAGTAGCTCACCAGTTTCTCCGTTAGCCATATCAATTTCTACTTTGACGTCTGATGGGTCAAAAAATGTATTATCACTCATTTGGCACCTCCTTGTGGTTGAGAGTGTAGATTTCTATTTGCAATTACTTGCTTAATGTCCTGATGATTAACCTCAGGTATATACAAATAATTACTTGCATTCTGACGAATTGACTCGTCAATGTGTTTTTCTTCCATATGTAAACCTCCTTGTAATATAGAAAAAATTAATAAATACACTAAAAAACCCATAACACGACCGCCCCGGGGTCGTGTTTCTGGATTGGTGCTGTAACATTTGAACGTAGGAATGCGGGTTTCAGAGCGATGTTACAGAACGTTACAGCTAAATTTGGAGAAGTGTAACATCTGTAAACGCCCGTGGTTATAAGGTTTATAGGCTATAAATTGAGAAATGTTACATGTTACAGTAAAAAATGGTTTAAAAGCCAAGAATCATGGTCGACGGTCGATAAGGTACAACCTGCAATCTTGAACAAGTGTAACACTGTAACACTTAACACGCTGGCATGCCGCAAAGCTTTGCTACTACTGGTCTCAAGCATGTTACAGATACCTGTTACAGAAGGGCATTATTAGCTGTAACATCTGTAACATCATTTCTACAGAGAATGGCATGCCAATCATCATGTTGTTCAACAGTTTTAATAGAAAAAGCCCCTTTGCGGGGCTATGATAGTAGTTACTTGTTTAAGTAGAATTTGATAAGAACAGGAATGAGCATTCCAGATATAAATAGAAATGAACCGTGGACAATGGATACATAATATCCAACCGTTATGGTCTTAATAGAGAGTATTAGTAGTAGAGTAACGAGGGCTATTGCTAGCCCCCTGATTACTTCACTGTTCATTGTTGTCTCTTTTTGTTATAGCCTTTGCCAATCTCATCGATTGCATCGTGACCATAAGCTAGAAGCTTACCAACACCTCTTAGTGTTAGTGAGCTGGCTTTTACTGTAAGCCCAACTGCTGAACGTGTAACACCCAAGACTGTTGTCTTAGGTGTTGTCTTACCGAATGGAAGTTCTAATTGCTTAGCCATTAGACGCCTCCTTCTTTTCGATTGGAAATAAGTAGATAGGCTCTACCTTTCCGTTGATGACTAACGGTTGGAAGTTAGGATATATAGTAATACCTTTGCCTCCGTTGTTAGCTATGCCGAGGTCAGTCCAGCCTGCTTGCTCAACCATCTCGCCTTGCTCATTCTTCTTAGTGAATGGGCGTTTTACTTTTACTGTATATAATGTAGTCATATGTACCTCCTGTGGTTTAGACTAAAGTTAATAACACAACGAGACTCGTATCAACCGAGCCCCGTCGAGGTTGCTTTGAAAGGTGAACCTAAACCTTGGTTAATCTCCACATGATTCTGTATAGTGTTTGTGTGGATAGAAATCTCTGTTCCATAAAGATGGGTCGATGCTTCTAGTTTTGTTAATAGCATCAATTACTTTGGAAGCTTTGTTCACAGCTTCTTGACCTTCACCGAAGTCATGCTTCAACTCTAGCCCTAGTTTCTCAGACCAGACGATTCGCACTTTAACTGTGCAGTACTTATGCTGACCAGATGAGAATGTGTAAAGGTCTGCGTTTATACCGTCTTTTAGTTTCCATCGTTTGTTCATAATAATCTCCTATAAAGTTAATAACACTCAGTGACACCTACCAGCCGAGCCACGGGAGGCTGTTTTCGGACAAGGTTCCAAAGCCGTAAAAGTTAGAACAAGGTTCCAATTGTAAAAAAGGGGAAGGGGGTATCGCTGACAGCGGGAGGGGAGAAGATGAGTCAATGATATGTTATAGTATTTTCATAAAAAATTTTCTGAAAAAAATTTCAGCAAAAAAATGACTAAAAAAATTTGCGACAGGTGCAAAAAAGAATTAGATATATCTAACTTTACTACAGAGAAACTTCGCTCTGGAAATCCGTACCCTAGAAATATTTGCAAGGTATGTGTAATAGAACATCGACAACGGAGATGTAGCAACGACCCAAAAACGTTTTTACTGAGCCTCTACAATAGTTTGAAAAACAAACGCAAAGGTAAATGTGATTGGGATTTATTACCAGAAGATTTGTATGACATATGGGATGAACAACTCGGCCGTTGTGCGTTGTCCGGGAACTTTATGACATGGCAAAAGGGCGAAGGACAAATGGACTTGAATGCAAGTATAGATAGAATTTCACCGTCGGGTCCTTATAAAAGAACAAATATTCAGCTTGTTTGTTATCGAATTAACATCATGAAACATGTTCTAACAGATCATGAATTATATTGGTGGTGTAAGAATATAGTGACAAACAAGGAAGAATTTTAATATAATCAAAAATACATGCGCTTACTAGACGAAGATAGACCTACAGAAATAACTGAAATGGATCGTTCAGATTTACAATCCCACCTTCCATATGCCGGTTTACATTTAAACGAACTCTCTGTTCAGGAAGAGCGTTTAGTCCTGTTCCATCTTCGCGGTATGAGTAAAGCGGCCGCCGGTCGAGCAGCGGGGTACAAAGATGTCGACCGTGTGTATGACATATTTAAAAAAGAAAAGATACAAAAAGCGCTGGCCTATTTTCGTAATGAAATGCGAGAAGAAGTTAGGTTTGATAAAAATACTGCAACCAGTATGTATCTCGAAGCTCATAGAAAATCTGCGAATGCGACAGAAGAAAAAAATGTAGTTGATTCATTATGCAAGCTTCATGGTTTGTTTATACCTGAGAATGCTACCCAGATAAATATTAACGTAGAGAAAGTAGAACAATTAGAAAAGCTATCCGATGCAGAGTTGTTAAAGATTGCTGGAGCAGATATGAAATACCTGGAGCCGAATGGAAATTCAGAAGATTGAATGCCAAAGATGTAAGGGGATCTACCATGAGAACCTTATTTTACTCGATGATATATGTGTCTATTGTAGGGCGGACGAGGCTGAAAAAGTTCCCGAGCCCCAGTCGATGTCTGAACAGGCTCAAAAGAAACAAGAAGACTTGTCCGCACAAGTAAAAGCGGAACAAGAATTAGCCAAAAGAATCTTATCACGTAAAAGGTTACTCCCATTTGTAGAACGTTTTAATCCAGATTATCAAGCCGGCTGGGTGCACAAAGATATATGTCAAAGGCTCGAAAAATTTAGTGAACAAGTAGCCAATAAAGAATCACCAAGATTGATGCTCTTTATGCCTCCTCGACATGGTAAATCTACTCTCGCCAGTGTGGCGTTCCCTGCCTGGCATTTGGGTCGACACCCTGACCACGAATTTATAAGTTGTTCGTATTCAGGTTCTCTTGC